GAAGCGATCTGCATAGAAAGCTCGCTCATTGACAGGTGGGTGCCAGAGACAGACGAGGAGATGTGGGAGCAATACCGGAAGACCTCGACAGGCGTGCTCAACAATCCTGGCCAGTACTTGCCGCCCAAGACTTCCACCCCGTCCACCGACTTCATGGACTCGCTGAGCAAAGATGTGCCGTTTTGACGGCGAGCCCACAGACGAAAAAAAGCCTCCCCAGTGCCGTAGTGGCGCCGGGGAGGCTCTTTGCTTTTGGGGCTGGAATAATTTTTGGAATATTTTGTAGTTGCTTTTGTAGTTCCTCTCACTGCCTGCTGCATGCCTGGTCGCTATCGTCACCACTCAGCCGGCGCTCGATGTTCACCTGGTCGCACAGCGCGGCTACTTCGGCGTCCCGTCGTCTAAGGTCGCCTCCGAGGCTTGCGACCACGCCGAGGCCTTCTGCAAGCTGGCGGTCGAGGGCTGCGGCCTTATCTGCAAGATCGCTGCGGGCAGCGGCGTCGGCTTGGGCTTGCGCACGATAAGTGGCGGCTCGGCTGTTGGTGTCGCGGTGCAGGCGCTCAGCGCGGGCAAGCTCAGCGCGCACATCAACATCAATGCCAGTCTTGAGGTTCGCCAGGCGGTCAGCGTTGTAGATCGTGTCTTGGGCATGCTTGCT